ACAAACATTTCCATTTAATTCATTATAATTCATCAAAAGATAGTTTTTACAAGCTTCACGGATTGCTTTTGGTGAGTGACCTCTTGCTGTAATAATCGCAAATATTGATCCACCATTTAAACACTCTACAAAGTCGTTCCACGATGGACCGGGAGGGGCAGTAAGAGCATCAATTACAAATTGTTTATCACCCGCAACTGAAAAATGTCTAAAAGGATCTTTTGCAAAACCTACAATAGTGAGTCCGTGATAAATAAATGGTTCTTTCCCGATCTGTTCACGATATTTGGCAAAATCCTCACTACCCATCCCCACCTCTCTATCGTCATCAGATAAAACCAATATTTTGGTCGGCATATAGACAATATTATCGTCCCAATCAAAAGCGTAATACTTTGAATCAGGAGTTAAATCTTCACCAAAACCTTCAGAGAGGATTTTTTCCTCCACATATTCTGATATTATTTTTCTTAGTAGTTTCATTTTTTAAAAAAGGGGGAGACCTTTTCTCCCCCTTTTATTAAATAGTTGTTTAGATATTTTCAAACGATGCACCTGTTGGTGTAATTACAAATTCAATATCAATAAATTCCAAAGATCTTGTTGGTTTGATGTAAATCTTACCTGTTAATTGGTTTCTATCAATATCTTCAGGTGAACTTGATACTGTTACTCTAAAGTCCGTAAGACCTCTGTCTCTTCTGATACCATCCAAAATTGGATTGACCGCGTCTAAGAAGTCTTGTCTAACTTGTTGGTCGTTTTGTTCAAAGAGAAGTCTAACAGCAACTGCAGAAATCAACTTACGAGCTTGTAACAACAATCTTCTTACGTTAATTCTATCAAGAGCCGACTCACGAACCTGAAGAGTTTTGTTACCCCAAATTACTGGACCAACATCAGAGAAGGTAGCAATTGGGTTGAGTCTTCCTTGATAAAGGATATCTCTATCTTCTTGTGTGAGTTTTCTTCTCGCTTTAACGGCGTTTACCAAACCTCTTGAGTAACCTGCCGATGCGAACCAAGGGAACGCAATGTTATCGGTAAGTGCCAAGTTTCTTACAACTTCAGATGTCGGTGGTATCCAAAGGTTTGTGTTGTTCACACTATCTTTAACCAAAATCCAAGGGTAGAAAGTCGCGGTGTAGTTAGAGTCAATATCACTATCCTCCAAGTTTACAACAGCATCTGTCGGATAAATGAAATCCTCAGGATCTGAAGTGGTCGCCACAAACATTTCATAGTCAGGTGTAGTTGTAATGTAAATTGAGTCAGCTCTATCCTGTTCAACGATCTCAATAGCGTCTTGAACAAGTGCCAAGTTATTTACATAATCAATACCGGGTGTTACAAACACGTTGATGTTGACTGACGCTGGGTTATTAAATGTTTGGAAACCTTTAAGATATGCGTAGTAGTCGGTGTTTGCCCATTCAGTATTTTCACCATCGGTGATTTTCTTGAACGCTCCCCATCCTGAAGCATCAGGGAATTGTGCAGTTGCCGCCGCTCCGAGAAGATATTTGGTGTCTCCGAGTTGGTACGCGTCTGCGTTGGTTCTATATTCTCTGTAGATATCCCAACCATCAAATCCACCTGCCGGTAAGAGAGTAAATTTACGTGAGTAAATTTTATAGTATGGACTTGATGAAGATGTTGGTTCTGCTTGGAAGGTTGCAACACCACACTGATAAGCCGATTGACCTGAAGTAACATAAGTGCTTGGGATTGTGATTGCACTTGCGTTAATATCCATATGGAAACCTTGAGTTAAGTAAGTCCAATCTGCTGATGTTGTATCAGTTGCGATGTTATCAGGTAACTGCTTTCCTTTGTAAGAGAAGAAGTCCGCATCATAACCTTGTACATTAGAAAGACCCAAGTAGGTTCTTCTAACTTTATCACCTGAACTTCTAACACTTGAAGCTCCACCACCTGCGGTTAATACGGGTGTATTAAATGGTGGTGTATAAACAAGTTGACCAGGTGTGTAGTATTGTGTTTTGTAAACCAAGAATGGAGAAATATTTGTTGAGTAATTTCTTGAAATATATCCTTCAAAACCACAAGGAAGAGCGTCAACTGGGTGACCTTCCACGATTTCAAGCATAATATACTTTGACTTCAACTCGTACTCACCATTAGCAGTACCAATTTTCTGTGCGATGTAACTTGGACTTGATACGTTCATAGTACAGTTAGCGAATCTTTCCAAGACAACAGGATTTTCATCAGTATCAAAGAAGTCACGAACCAAGATATCAAAGTTGTTATTAGCAAATGACATATTCACCAAAGAAATTTTGATTTGTCTGTTTGCATTGTTACCGTCAGAGATTGAAATAAATCTGAACAATCTTTCAACAATATCACCACGGAGTTCTGAAACCACATAAGGGGTTGCGGGTGTTTGATATTGTTCGCAGTACCAACCGATAGTGTTTGGATCTAAACTTTGTGCCGAATCAAACGCTACCAAACTTGTTGAAAGACCTCTAACCTTACCTTGGTTATAAAGAGTAGCCAAAAGACCTGAATATTCTTCCTCAATAAACAAAGGAACCTCAGTTCTGTCTTTATTGAAGTTAGATCTTCCAAATACTTTTCCAACGAAATCTGTATTAGAAGATTGGAATGATGTTTGGAAACTAAAGGTTACCGCATCTTTTGTGATACCTGAAACTGTGAAGTTATTGAAAGGATTTTGAGAAATACCATTCAAGTTATCCAACATAACAACATCGGTTGTACCTGTAACTTCATAAGTTGGGTTGTTGTTATCATTATATTGAGAAATACCTCTTGATCTGAAAGTACCGACAACTAAGTTATGAGAATCGGAGTATGTATCAGCAGTGTAAGAGTTTACCGATCCAACACAAGTACCTGTAAATGAACCAGCCCCATCAGTTACAAGTGTTGAAATTTGAGAAGAGAATGATATACCTGAGTATGTATCGTTTGTCAATTCAAACAAACCATAATACCAAGTGTCATTACTAACTGCGGTCAAATCCGCACTTGATTCGTTTAAATTATCACAACCAAAAACGTTAACTAATTCTGTGAAACCTGCTGCGGTAAGAGCATTGAATGTACCTGCGGACAACGATCCGTATACATAAGCAGTGTCACCTGACAAAGAATTATCTGAGATAATATCAAAAGCAAATCCTTCAAGTTCATCCAATACTGTTGAAGTTGTTCCATTTGCAAAAGTTACAGTATTACCTGTTACATTAGAGATGTAAGAACTAGCACCACCACCTGATAAAGTAATAGAAATACTTGTGGTTGACGCTGTTGTACCTACGAAAGTAAATCCAAATGTACCCAAGTCAGAAGAAAGACCGACGGTATCAACATCAGGATTTGATATTGTTTTAATTGACCAAGATGGACCGGCGTCGTATCCTGAGAGACCCAAAATTCTTGTTACAAAAAGTTGGTTTGATTGCTGAAGATATGCTTTAGCAATGTATGCCGCCTCATATTTCGGGATTTGTGTGTTTACGAATTTTGTAGGATTGGTTCCTCCAAAATACAATTGAAATTCATCAAAGTTTTTGATGAATACGGGTTCAAATGCTGGTCCTTGGAGAGTCTCACCAACGAGACCCAACGTAGTTACACCAACACTCTGAGCCACAAACGATAAGTCTCGTTCTGAAGTATATACTCCAGGAGATACGAATACTGAATTTGCTGTTGCCATTTTTTGATTAAAAATTCTTTACTTTTATTTTTTCATAAATATTATGGAAAAACTCAAAAGAATGGGTCAATACAACAATTTTTTCAAAAAAGATATTTTTTTCATACTTTTTTATCCTTGATTTAATACCTCAAAAACTTATATTTTCTTTATGAAGAATATAAAAATATCGGAGGAACACCATTTAATATTGAAAAATTATTGCATGAAAAATGGAATTAAAATTCATAAATTTGTGGAAAAACTTATAAACGACAATTGTAAAAAAAAGAAAGACATATATGGTGAGTAATCAAATAAGTTTTGATGTTACCATAATTTTACTATCTTCGTTGTCGTCAATTTTTCTTATTGTAATTGAAACAGTATCACCGTTGTTAACAAAAACTAAGGGAGAGTTTTCACCAAAATATTCATTGTTAACATAAACATAGTAAGTTTCAACATTAATCAGATCACCAAAAGTAAGGTCAGCATTAAAATCAAATTTCTGACTCAGAGTTGTGAGTCCATTTAAATAAGTAAAAGAAAAGTCGGTATCCCTCAAATCAGGTACAATAAACTTTTGTCTTTTTCTCTTCGGCGGAACTACCTCTACCATTTGAAGAATTCTATTGATCGCAGGATATACCTCAAACTCTTTTTCATCAATTAAGAATCCAAGCATTGTAAAACTATAGTCTTGAATATAATATTTTCTTTTTTCCAAATCCAAAACAGATTCATCCGAAACATTTTCTAATACAATCGGAATATAGTGACCCTTAATAAAAGTATAAGCCTGTCGTGAAGCAAATTTAGAAACAACGACTTTGTTGAACGCATTCAACTCAGTCATTCTATTACAAAAAATCTTAACATTAAAAGTTATATCAACAGGGACAGGTTGAGGTATCTTGTAAATATCCATCCCTTTTCTGTTTCCATCCCACGTTGGAACCTTGGCATAATAAAACATTTTTTTGTTTGGAATGTTATATTTTAAAGCCGGATTGGTTCCGAATTTTACATCAGGATTTCTAACAGTTGCTATAAAAGGTGGATTTATATTCTCATCTAAGTCTGTAAAATTCCAAGTTTCAGCAAATTGTGCCCAATTCTGAGTCGTAATGATAATATCAATGGTGGGTATTTTTTTTCCTGAAACAACGGTTGAAAGATCATTCTTCACAAACTCCAACATCCCCAAATCAAGATCTTCGTGTAAAATACTTTTGGGAAGATAAGTGCCATCTTCTGTAATATAATCCAAAAGTTGTTCCCTCCTATCAAGAAGTATCTTATCAGGAACTAAGTCAATTTTCTTTTTTATCTTTTTTGGAAATCCCATCAGTTCCCTCTAAATTCGTTGTCCTTAACGGGTGAAGCGATAATTGTCCTATAATAAGGATATACTCCTCCGTAAGTGTGTTTATTGTCTGAAGTTACTTTTCCATCGTTTACTACAGTATAATATCTGACTCTTGATTCGGTTTCATAATAACCGATATAATCACCATATTTTATATCTATACCCAACTCTTCAAGTTCTGAAATATAAACAGATATTTGAATATTTCCAGGTTCTAAGTTTCTGAGTTTGGTGGATCCCAAGTTTTCATTTTGGGGTTCCATAACTCTTACATAACCTTTGAATTCAACGGGTGTTTTATAAACAATTCCATCTTCTTCTACTTCACCGTAAACATTACTTTTTTTTGTTTTGGACTGATCTATTTGATATAGAACTAATGTAAAGTTCATATCACCATAGAGCCATTCTTGACCCATCTCTAATTCTAAAGAAAAATCTTTATCACCAAAAAATTTTGAAAGCCTGTTTATAGGTACTTTTCTATTCATACACTATAAATATTGAAAATAAGTTTTTTATTCGGGTAGTGGTACTTGGTCGAAATAATGATATAGTTCCTCAACTTTAAGTTTTCCTGACTTTATTCGTTCAAGAATTGGTTCAATAAGTTTTGAATTAACCCT